ATCAGACTACAAATACCCGATACAACGTCGGATAAACCAATATCAAAGAAACCCATTAGAAGTGATCAATTAAACCTGGTACAGAGTACATAGGCATAGGACGGGCTTTCTTTACATCAAAGAAAGAATCAAAGATAAACTGCTGACCATTCGCAGCAGAACCTACAGCCACCACCCTAGATACGGGTGGAGTAGATTGGATGAAGGTACTATTGAGAGTAGGTAAAGAAGTAAACTTCTCAGCAAGATGCCATCCATCGATAGTGCCAGCTGCAGTAGAGCGGAAAAGGCTACTAATGCGAGAAGGATAATAGCGATATTCAGCCCACCGTTCTTGGTAACCAAATACGTTATTGTCAGAAGCAGTACCAGTAACATAAATTTCCTTATTGAGGATGGCTTGTTCGCCTAAGGTTGCAAATGCAGGGAAATAGAAATCGTAGCGAGTACTACGACTCCACATACGGGAAAGACCTTGTTGATATGTAAGATCTGCACGAATACTTACAAGGCCTAAGATAACGCCATGTTCAGTAAATGATTGAGTAAAGCCATGATTATGAGCAAGGGCAGTACCCATAGCAGCAAGTGTGCCCATAGGGGTAGTTGTTCCACTTGCATTCGTACCTGAGGTTTGAGCGATAGGATTAATATTAATAGGAGTAGAGCCGCCACCAATATATTCGGGCCTCTGAAGCCTTGCATCAGGACTGACCACGCCGAAGTGTGCTCTAATGATTTCTGTATAACGAGTTCCTCCACGAGCATCCCTTTCTAATAACTTTTGGATTTGGAAAGACTGACGTAATTGATTGATAGTTGCTGCAGTAGCAGCACTTAAATCAGCATATAAAGAAGCACCAGGGGCACCACCACCCATAACAACATTGCCACCTGATGTAGTTAAATTACGATTACCACCATCGATAGTACTATAAACACCAACAACGGTACCAGTAGTACCATTAATATTAATAGGAGCAGAAGTACCTAACGGTAAAGAAACACTAGTACCTTTTTGTGGCCATGGTAAAGCACTAGTAAAGTAATCTTTACGCTTGCCACGGCGAAGTAAAGTATAGTTACTAACAGTATCTGGGCCGTCGCCAGTATCCACAGTAACAGAATTTTGTAAATTTTCATCACGGAACCATTCGTTCCAAATTAAGTTATAAGCACGAGGCCAGAAAGCACAATGAGACACAGTCTGTCCGGCAGTTACCTGTCCGACAGTAGGCAAACCCATATAATCTTGCAAACTACCAATAGCGTATCCTCCAACAGGAGATACTTGTTGAGGGACTACATAAGAAATCGAATCACCAGGATTCGCTTGTTGTCCCATAAATTTTTGCCAATTCGACCAAATAAGTCGATTTGGTACAAAAAAGAAGAATGAATCGAGGATAAGATTATCCATCGTTGGATATAAAGGCGTTGCCATACGAGCAAACGCAGTCATATTTAATTTAAATGTATCGCCAGGCAATACTTCGTCTACATAGACGGGAACTAGATAGCCAGCATCGAACGTAGTTTTATGTGTAGATTGGCAATCAAATGAAGAACGCGGAATATCCGCTTTTGGAATCATCGTAAATTGATGAATGTCTACCGACTTATTGCGATGCATGAGTGCAAGCTCCTGAGTTTATTCCGTGAGAAAAGGAAAATCCCTTTTCTCTACGGTTGATTTTAAAACCTATTATTCAGATATTACAACATCTTGAGCACGAACTAACAATTTTGGTGCCCAATTTTCATTACCATCTAATACATTTTGATAAATAATACCAGTATCATCATGGTAAGTACCTATTTGATATAAATCATAATCTTCTGGATGCCCGTGCATTTCAGATTCTTTACGATTTACTTCATCAGTAAAAGAACGAATTGCAGCTCCAATGGAAGGAACAATAAAAGGACGGCCATAAGCATCAATAGCACGATCTTTAACAGATACAACGATATGTACGGTCATAGTTTTCTCCTAAGTGAGGGTACGTGGTAAAAGTTTGATCCGACTTTCTAAGATTTGTCGCTTCGCATCCAATCTTTTTGGGTCATGTGAATCAGGATTTAGTTTAGCAGATGTTTCACGTTTGTAAAGTAATTCATCATATTCATATGGATTGTCGTTTTGATACAACTTATCATAATATTTTGGAGGTTTCATTTTTTTTCCACGAACTATAACATAGTCGTGAGGATATACGTCGGATTTAAACCTCTTATACCACTCTTTGCCTACAGCCGTACGTAATGACATACGATTGTATTCAGGCTTCATAAATTTTAATTCGCCTGTTTGAAGATCACACCAGTGATAATGATTAGGATCTATTTTTCCTGTTTGTTTGCTAACGATGTATCGAGCAACGTACGCTGCAGACTCGAATGTAACATCGCCAACGCTTGAGAATCCGATTGGCTCATATTTTCCGGTAATTTTATTTTTAAGACTCCAGCAGCGTTCAAGGTGTTCGGATGTATAAATGTTACTTCCAGACTTTGTGCGCTTGAAGAGCTTTTTATCGGATGGACTCCATCCGAAGATACACGCATGGTAATGAGGGCGTCCGAAGTTTGAGCCATATTCTCCAGCCATGTAAAAACGAATTTGTTTATGTGGAAGACTTTTTCTAAGTCTTTTAAGGAATCTTTGAAAATGACTGTGGTCAAGGGAATTGTCATGGGGAAGGTTCTCCTGATTATAAGTGAGGGTTATAAAACAGTTTTCTTCGTGCATTTGGGCTTCATGCATACAACGCATAGCCCATTGACGAGAACGTTCAAGCCTACAACCAATACATTGCCCACAGGGCAGATTGAGGCTACGAACTATATCATGTTTTCGAATTTCATCGAAAACAATAGATTTGTCAAAGCATTGAAATGCTTTGAGAGGGTTAACACAGGACATAGTGAGGATGCCCTGACGTCTTTATTAGAGACGCCAGCCTCCGCGTTGCGGGGCTTTCTGCATATTTGCAGCTTTAGTGCGCTTCGCGTGATGTCTAAAAGACTTAACGGACTTGTACTTACGTACTGGTTTTCTATGTAAAACTTTCATTTAACTTCTCCCTTGGGTTAGTTTCATTAGGATGGAACATTTTCCATGCTTTGTCCCACTCTTTCCATATATCTTTTTCAAGCCACCACATATTAGTCCTTTCGAGGTTAAGGGTTTGGTGTCACCTAGCACAGTTACATCAAGTAAGGTAACTGTGCTCGGCTTACGCCGACTCCTTCGGAGTAGGTGTAACTTCTTCTACTGCGGGAGCAGTAATAATCTCTTTAGGCTCTACTAAGCCTAATTTTTCCGCTTCTAAGCGGTTTTCATCATTATTGAGGAACTCAATAAGATTAGCGGCATCGTTATCAAAACGAGCACGCAATTCAGCTGGCAGATTCATAAATTCTTCATCTGCAGCAATAACACGGTCTAAAGCCGTTTTATAGTCAGATATGCCTGTAAAGTCACCATACTTAGGTGACAGAGTAGCTTGAGGCAGCTGGCCAGTAATATTGAATTGACGAAGGATATTATTAATATCACATTCGTCTTTAAATTGCTGCTGAGCCAGAGACGCGTCCTCACACGCTATCCCTGACTCATCTGATGCAGCAAGGGTGTCGTAATTGTAAGGTGTACGTAAAAATGGAGCATTAATTTTTGCCATTTTAATTTCCTTTATTTAAGAGATCGAACAGTACTACTAATAGCAGGAAGAAACTGCTTAAGGATAAGATGAGTCGTAGGATATTTTCTAGCAAATTCAGCTTCAGGAGCATTAATATCACCTTCATTCTTAATCCTTTTTGACTCTTCTTTAAGCTTTTCTATTTGTGATTGAAGATTTTCAACCATTTTATAAGCTTGTTGAGCTTGAGCAGCAGAAGCAGTAGCTTGACCTAAATAAGCTTTTGTTGATGCCTCAACTTGCGGAATTTCCGCTTGTCGCTTAAGGCGATCTACGCGTAAATTTTCCGCTTGTTCTTGTGCAACTTTAGCCTCTTCATTAGCTTTAGCAGCTTGTGCTGAATTAAGAGTAACTTGACTTTTAGCTTGCTCTACTTGCTCCTTTTGTAAAGCAGCAGCAGACGAAATAGACTTAGACTTTTGATAACTCTCAACAGCACTACCTAACGCATTTTGTACTGGTGCAGCAGATCCAGTAGGTGCTGTTCCAGCACCTTGTGAATAAGCGAGCATAGGATTTAATCCCGCTGCTTCCAAATCCTTTACAGTAGTTTGATACCTAGTAGCGTACTGTTGTGCGCTAAATTGATTAGCAGAATCTTGTCGAGCCTGTGCAGCCTGATTGGTTTGATTTGCACCAATCAGACTACCAATACCCGATACAACGTCGGATAAACCAATATCAAAGAAACCCATTAGAAGTGATCAATTAAACCTGGTACAGAGTACATAGGCATAGGACGGGCTTTCTTTACATCAAAGAAAGAATCAAAGATA